CCTAACCAATCCGTCTTACCTTGAGCGATTGCCATGTCTTGCTCGCGTCTTGTAACGGTACTTATGAACTCGTTTGAAATCGAATCAAGCAACGGTTTAACTGACTCACGAGCGTAGGCGCTGTCTATACTATCGTAAAAACCTTTAATCGCATCTTGTGCGTACCCTACTGGATCGTCTGATTGTAAAGCTTCTGGGTTGGTTAATAACTGACGTCTAAATTCTTTAGCCTTTGACTTACTACTTGCCGCTTTAATACCTAATAAAAAGTCAGGGTTCGAGCGTTCGTCTATTACGCCTTTTTCTGCAAGTTTACGAAGCTGTTGTTTGGTGTTACTCCTACGGGCATCTAAAGACGCTATTGCTTTTTCTGGGTCTTCTGCAAAGAATTGTTCACCTTTCTCGCGTTGCTCATCGCCTTTTATTTTTTTAAACGCCGCATAGTTCTGTAAGATCGGATTAACTTTTTCCAACGACCTAGCAAGCTGTAACATCTTGTTATCACCCGCCTGTTGCACGGCTACACGATAGTTACCACCGCTTTGTATCGTCGCTTGAAGGTTAGGAGCGTCCGCTAAGTCTTGGACTTGAAGTCGTTGTTTAGTAGCCATATTATGATGTTAATGATCTTTTAAGGTCGAGACCTGTACGTGCGCCACTTATCGCGCTACTACCGATGCTTAACGCGCCTTCAAGGAAACTCGGTTTACTTACAGGTCGATTAATTCCAATCTGATTGTTCACCGTGCGAAACCCAGCGTCCGTCAAAGCAAGTCCAGTTTGTACGTCTTTCATCTCTTGCTGACGAGTAATTCCCATACGGTACGCCGCTTCTTGACGCGAGTAATCGTTTAACAACGCATCAACAGAAAGTCCTGACACACCTGACTCACCCGCGCTTACCATTGCGGTAGCAGATGCTTCACGTGCTTTATTCGTAATCTCATTTACTTCACGTGCAGTAGCTTCCTGTTCCTGACCTTGACGCATACGTATAGACATCTGTTCTTGTTGAGCGCGTTTTTGCTCGGCAATAGACGCTTGTCTTTGATACGCCATTTGTTGTTCCGCCTGTTGACGTTGCCCATAGAATTGAGCGCCCGCCTGAAGTCCGCTTACTACTGCTACTGCTACTGGATTACACATGATTAAGAATTATTATTTTTGTAAATATGAAATTGTTTATAACCGTCAATACCAACGTCGCTGAAGGTCGCCCCTAACCACGTTAACCAACGGACTGAAAGCTCGTTTGATTCCATGACATAGTTTGTAAGTACGCTATAATCGCCCATGAGTCGGTCTATCCACTCCTTTGAACGTTTGATAAAAGTCCTTTTAATAAGATGCATACGATGCGTACCAAGTAACCATATAACACCGACGTGCGGTTGACGGATCGCTTGAGACACGCCAAAGCTTCCAACCATTCGCAAGTCAGGCATATGTATCGTCCACGCTTCTTCTGATACCTTGTAGCTTTCTTGAAGCGCTATTCTTGGATGCTGTCCCAATCCTATTATTTCTAACATATCTTGGGTACGCATGTCTTCGTATAACGGTAACCAATCAAACTCACCCACGGCGGGATGTATCGTACAATCTTCGTACATATATACCTCGTCAGCTGTATCGTCTTGAACGGGCATGTATGAAGCTTTCAAACTCTGCTGATAATAGATGAGCGGGTAACGCTGATGAAGATTTTATCTTAATTGTCGCTTCGTCGTGCTTGGAATGTATCGGAAACCTAAAGCTTCCATCATCCAGTACGAGAGAACCGACGACTGAATCAGCGCCTAAGATCGAAGGATTAAACGCATAAGAATAAGTGTCACGATATTTAGGCGTCACTTCAACCGTAAAGTGTCCAGTGTCAGAATATTCAACTGAACCATTCTTCAGCATCTGACTTGTAAAATTACTTGTGCTTCGTCCGCCTTTCTCTGTCGGTTGCTTCAGCGTCTGTAACGAGAACTCGTACTCCATATCGTATTCAAGACCAACAAAGAAGTCAGCGCTTGATATGTCAACGTTAACAGTAAACGAAGAACTAGATACACGAGTAATAGGTAAGCGTACGCCTTCAAGCGTGTACACAACAGCGTTAACTGGATCATACGGCATACCTGTAACGGTCGTTAACTTCGTGGATGTGCTGTACGATTTTCCTAATGCTGAACTTGAAACTCGACGATCCAACAAGATAGAATAATTCTTCGTTCCATCGACGTGTGCTGGTGCGACAAACATGCGTTCAAGGTTCGTCTTTGTACCGTCGTTTGTTATTAGATACAGCGTTGAATCCATAAAGCTGACGCCTAACACGTCGTTTGCAAAGTCGAAGCGTTGCCAAGCAGACTGAATCTTTTCTTTATTGTTCCAATAGTAACGGTAGATATAAAGCTGTTTTAAATTATTATTAGAAGATGCGATGACTAAGTCTTCTGTAGATGTACCGACCAAACTCCTGAGACTGCCTTTTATATACGTAGGAACTTGAGCCGTTACCTCAGACGCGTCAAACACGTCAGTATCGTTATCTACGTAGAACTCATATACTCCTTCGCTTGTACCGCGTGGAAAACTGAAATACACGAAGTTAGAAAGCGCTAAAGGTCGTATCTTTGTATTCGCATTGTACTCGGTAACAGGTGAGATATTAACCGTTTTAGGTGTAAGTATCTGATTACCACGCAGTACGAATTGCGATTGTGGACCGAACAACAATAACTTTTCTTGGAACGGTATAGCGTGTTTAAGCGTCGATACCTTCGTGTGTGCAACACCTACATCGATAGGAGCGGAGTCAAGAAGAGATTGGGTAGTCGTTCTCCAAAAGTTAAAATACGAATCAGCTTCGCTAAAGACGACGGATGTATCGGTTAACAGTCCAAGTCTGTTCTTAAAGAAAAAGATGTCGTTTATCTTACTACCTACAAAAGACGGCGCTGGATTAGTCTTTAAGTTGCCCGCCTCTCTATTATCCCAAGGCGTCGTCTTAATCGTGTATCCTGTTATTTCTCCCGCCGCATTTAACGGGTTAGGAACGATGCGTATCGGTAATGAAGCGTCGTTAAAACCGACCTTCTCACCGTCTCCTTGTCCACCAGCGCTTCTATCTTCAGCCCATCCGTAGGTTTCTATCCACGCTCCTTCACCGAAGTCTTCGTTATCTTTAGTTTCAAATACCACGAAGTAATCATCTTGGTTGAGTTCTGCGTCACCTCTTACCTTTACACGGAAGCCGTTAAAACATGCTTTTGGTAGGTCGGTAATAAAATCAACTTCTTTATAAATAGATTGTAGACCAGTATTCGATAAACCATCGGTCGTGGTCACTGAAAAATCCGATGTTACGGCGTTTGTAATCTTTACAAGACTTCCTTCACGCGTCGCTGTAATTGTTCCACCTGTAGTTATGTCGCTTGAACTGACGGAAAAGGTCGCGTTTACAGCGCCCGCTTCTCCTTGGGATGCGCGATAATCAACTGGACCGCCTGTATTGAAATTAGGATCGTAAAGCCTACGCCAATAGTAATTGTCCGAAATATTTATCCATCCTGACCATTTCCCGTAAGGCGCTTTGCCATATCCCCACTCCGTAAAGACAGGCTGTATCGCTGTACCTGCAATGTATCCCGTACCTACAGATGTCAAGGTAACGCCTGTTATAACGCCGTTTGAAATTATAGCTGTTCCTTTAGCTCCAGAGCCTCCACCTGCTTGTTTAAACTCTATTTCTACTTTGTAATCGTTATAGTTAGATGCCTCATCTACTGCGATCTCAGCAAGCGTATAACCGCTACCACCGCTAGCAACCGTTATACTTTGTAAGTACGAACCACTTGAGGGAAACGATGTGTTTATCGCTGTTGCAAGGTCGTCCGCGATGTCACCTGAGTCAGAACTGGAACTGTTAACAGTAGATTCTACGCCGTTAATCTTAGCGTTGTAATCTTTACCTTGAGCGCCTTGTTTAACAAATATCAAAGCTTCTTTAGCCAATGGTTCTGACAATTCAGTACCTAATGATACCGTCGTTTTCTTGTTCGATACAAAGGTGTAATCAGCAACCGTTAAAGCACGAAGATCATTGATCGGATCAGTCGCACCGTTAAGATACGCTTGTGCGCTACTGCTTATGCTTGTCACAGGAATGGATGTTCCTAACGACAAATTAAAAATGCTTACTGATGTCGTACCGCTGTCATTATTAAAACACATGACGTGCTTATTCGTATCATCACGGTCTACAAAATGGATTAAAGCGTCGTTCTGAAGCGGCGTACTAAACAGGTCTTTAACGTGTTCGGTACTTGGACGTTTCGTAAGTCCTTCAACAACAGAGCTTATCGCGTTTACTTGGCTTTCAGCTTGTCCAGGAAATCTTAAATTGTCAGGCTGTTGCGATACACCTTGAACGAGGTTCGGTACAGAAGTAGTAAGTAACGGCATGTCTATCGATCAACAACGCGTAATACGTCGTAGTTGTCAAAGATATTACGATCTGCGTTTTCGCTGTCGCTGTCTATCGCTGTAGCTTTCGCGTTAATCTCGTCACGAAGCGTGAAACTCTCGATCTCAGGAGACCCAAGAAAGCGATTAGCAAACTTACGAGCAGATCGTATCGTGATGTAATTTCTAAATTGTTGTGGTAGTTCTTCAAAGGTAAGTTCAAAAGTGATAGAGACGTCTAAGTCTTCGTCAAAAACGTCGGTATGATTCTTTCTGTCGTACAGGTTATTACCACGTTGTACGATGTCTATGTCGTTGTACTTGTCGATGGGTACGTCGATTTTAAGCGTGTTTGTTGGGAGTACAATCTTATTAGCTGATGTACGAGTGAGCGGATAAACATGCTCGGTGTTAAAGTGCCAACCTTCCGATTGGACTTCTCTATTGACTTCATCAAGGACGTTTAAAGCGGTAACCACGGAAACGGGTAAACTACTACCGCTGATAGTGTTAACAGGGCTTTCTCCTATCACGCCTATCATTGTATTGATCGCTTCAAGCTTCGATGTAAGTGCCATATAATTTATGAATGATTTTTAAAAGATATGTTAGTCGTGTGAGGGGAGCGAGGTCAAAACGAAATGATAAAAAACCCTCGCCCCCCAAACACAACCAAACAAGAAAGGACTACTTCTGTAATTCAATAGCACATTCTGGACGGAGTATTCCGTGACCCATAGCGTACTTTGCAATAAACAGAGTTCCTTGACGCTCCATCTGATACTCGGACTCAGTCGCAAGATCAAGAAGCTTAACAGTTCCAACAGCCGATGGGTGTGCAACGATACCAAGCGAGTTGGTGAAGTTACCATTGTACCCTACTCCGTTTGAACCGAATACATCGTTAGAAGATGCTCCGTCACCTGTAGAGGTGGAAGACAAATCAGTCGATGGAAGGTGAGTAGACTTATAGATGCTGATACCAGCAACCTGTGCGATAGAACCAGAAGCAAGTGATCCAGAACCACCAACGTCTTTATTAGACGCAGAAGTCGAGATAACGAGCGATCCGCTACCACCAGTAATAAGCTTGTAATACTCTTGAGGACGAAGAACACAGAATCTTCCATCGGAAGGAACGTCGTTCTCATCAAGCTTTTGAGCGGCTGTAAACAACGCGGCAACAAGTTCTGCTCCTGTTGGATCAGTATTGTCGGAGTCGTCAGAACCGTCAGCGGGTGTTCCCATCGCGTTAGCAGATACGTCAAGTACTCCACCAACTTTACCACCAGTAACGCCTGGAGTAGCTTCACGAGCGGCGGCGATAAACACTTTAGCAACCGCTTCATCGAAACGTTTAGCAAGCGCTTTACCAAGCTCATTAGCGTAGACGGAACGGATGTCGTAGTGGTTCTTTACATCGTCGATAGAACTGAGGAATGTAGAAGAAAGAAGTACGTCGTCAATAGTGATGACTTTCTCGTTCTTCTTGATGTCGCTCAAGTAAGAATTACCACTGTCAGCAATGTTCTGTCCAGGAGTATAGTAGTTAGCGGAAGCAATACCTGTAACAGGAAATTGAGCGCTCTTACCATTCTCGATAGTACGGATAGTATGCAAAGGTTTGAAGACGTTATTTTCTTCAAAGGTCGTTAATATTTCGCCAGCAAACTTCTTCAGAAAGAGGGCGTCAACCGCTCCTGCTGAATTAATTTGACCGACGCGTGAGGGAGATGTATCTCCATTAGCCATAATTAAGTTCTCCTATTTATAGAGTTAATATTAGTGTTAGTATTATTAGTCGTTGCTAGTCGGTCAGTTGTCCCGCGCACGGGGCTGTCTTTTGCTTCGTCTAAAAAAGTGTTATCTTCGTCCTCCAGGCGTGAAGTAAAACCCCACGATCATTGGCAGAACTACCGTTGCTTGAAAGAGCGCGATATGTCCTGTTGTAACAACCAAAGGGGCTTGGCTTGCTTGAAGACTGATGAGTCCGAATAAAAGTTCGTTCCGTCCTTCTCCTGTGATGTTAGTGACGGAGACAAGTGGGACGGTTGGATAAACAGCTGTGATGCACGTGACGAACGAGAGTGTAGACATCCCGATAAGAGCAAGCATACGACGAGTACCACGGACAAAACCGCCACCGTCCCCGCTATTGATACTTTCTTGAAACTTAACTGCTTGTTCATTATTACGTGCCTCCCTTGCCATTTCGAGTTCAAACCGATGTTGGCGGCTGTCTACCAACGCGCCAAACACGCCCTTTAACACGCTTCCCATCGCGGCACTTCCACCACCTGTAAGAAAGAGTGTTAAGAGTTCAAACATATCAGATATTGGATACCGCCAATCGACGGTCTACCTCGGCGTGATACGCCTTATCACCGCTTTTATATCGTGGGTCTTGCATTGCTCGACTCACTTCTTGCATAGATTGATACGGCATTGTCGATGTACCTGTCGTATTGCCCGTGACAAGCTTTGGTCCTTGACCACCTGTCTCGTTCTTATAACGCGCATACAAACCGCTTACAGCAAGCTTGGCGTGTTCAACAGTTCCATTGTTTACAACGTCGTTAAAAGTGTTCATTTCTTCGTCCGACAGCACTTCGCCCGCCCACTCCGACATAGAATCGTATTCACCATTTGCCGCGCTTTTAATCGCAGTTGATTCGCTGTCTTGTAGAGCCGCTTGACCACGCGCGTAGCTATCGACCAACTCGCGGTTAAGACCGACTTTAGCCAACGCTTCATATGTTTCATCTGCAAGTTTACCGTCATTCTCAAAAAATTCCTTTGATGCGTCTGTGATTAAAGTTTGTGCTTCGTTTGATTCCGTAGAAGGTTCAGTCTCATTTGTTACTTCTTCTTCTTCTTCGACTTCTTGTTGTTGTTCTTGGGGTTCGCCTTTGCCCAGTTTGGACTCAAGTTCTCCGTAGGCTTTGACGAGGTCTTCCGCTGATTTAAACTTCTCTGGTAACCATTCTGGGCGTTCTTGCTCGACTTGAGGTTCTTCAACCGTCTCTGTTTGCTGTTGATCGGGTTCAATCTCGTTTGGTGCTTTCTCGTTTATTTCGACTTTTTGGTAATCTGCCATGATGTTTCACTTTTGGTTGTTACTGTTCTTGTGATTGTTGTTGTTGTTGTGCCATAGCGTTTATAGTCGGCGCTACAGCGGGCGCTCCAAGCTTCATCATCATTTCTTGTTGTTGAGCCTGTTGCATCTGTTGTTGAATTTCTTCTTCCGACTTAATCAATCCTTCGGTCTCGATTCCCAACGCGGTAGCACGTCGTTTAAAGTAATCGCTTACATTGACGTACTGCATAACCGCTTCTGGACCTACGACTTGGTTCGCTCCCGCAAGGAACATATCAAGACGATTAAGATCATTACCACGTCCAAGCGCTTCAACGCCTGTTACTATCGTAGGTTTAACGATGTCCTTCGGAAGTTTAGGAAGGCGATCCTTTCTGCTCATCCTGTCCATAAGACGCGATACAAGCGGAAGTTGGAACTCCTGTGAAAGTATTGAATAGAGACCGCCCAATGCTGATTCGAGTTCTTGGGATAACATTCGTATTTCCTCGGCGGTCACTCGTTCAGCATCACGCACCACGGAACTATTCAATAAAAAGGCGTGAGATAAACGGTCTTGTATTTTAGCACTTACCGATTCAGCTACACGAAAATCATTAAACTTATTAAGTTGTAAAACGGATACATCGCCATCACTACCTTGTACAATCGCACCGTTAGGCGCTTCAGCCAACGTACGCGCGCGAGTAGTGCCGTTAGGATTAATCATAAACAACACCTTAGCGGCGGCGGCACTGCCTTCTACGATTGCTTTAGTCAGCGCTTCAAGCGACTTAAGATCGCCTATGTACTCTTCAACAAATCCACGTCCGTAGTCTTCGCCGTCAATACGTGTATATCGCAACGGTATCCAAGGAGATTTATCAACGGGATATGATCCTTTGGACTCTTCAATGACAATTCCTTTAACGTCCTGTTGAACGATGAACTTGTCACCTTCACGAACAATACTCGTGTATAAGTCGCAGTTGTTTTCCTTAGACTCTTTGTATACTTCGTCGCGTACTTCTTCGGGAAGCATGAACGGTGCAACAGTTTCCTTCACGGCTATATGCGTGACATTGCCCATTGCATCGCGCTTAACGACGTATCTGTCTGGACGGAACACACGCATACCACCATCGTCAGGCATGTATAAAAGCGTGTTACCACTAACCAATAAATTCTTTAGTGCTTCAAACACACCGACTCGAAACGCTTCCACTTCGACCTCTTGACTTACTGCTCGTTCAACATCGCTTAAAGCTTTTTCAAGATCGGTGCGTAACTGTTCGCCTTGGTCCTCGCCCATTTCTGCTTTCGCTTTTTCAAGCTCGTATCGGTCGATGACCAAGCGAAAGAAAGGCGCGTTAGGCGGTAGTAAAGCGAGTAATAACTTAGACGCTAAATTGTTCACACCACGCGCTCCAATACCTTGATAAGGCGTGTAGTACTTCGTATGAGGACCGTGTCCTTCGGGCGGAAGAACGTAAGGTATCGTCAACTCAGCAGACGTTCTAGCGCGATCTAAGAACGACCAACGCGAGTTTTCAAGCTGAGTGTATAGGCTTTGAGCCGTTTCGTATTGCATAGTTATTCAGCGGCTGACCACTCAGCGTTTTTTAAAATAGTCAGCATTTCAGATTGTGTGTATTGCGTTTTGCCTTCCAAGAATGATGGCGTTACATCTTCGCTAAATTTTACGAAACTTTTACTCCCGTCTACAGAAAAGCGAAGCGTGTCAGCACTCGTCTCTTTCACTTGACTAAAATCAACGGAACTAACTTCGTCCGCATTTATTATTACATATTTTCTACTCATATTTTTATTAGCTAGGGACTGAGGTTGAATAGGTTGGTCCGTTTGTAAGAGTTCCGTCATTTCCAACACTGCCTTGATCTGTGATAGTCGTGCCACTTGATCCATTTTTATCTCCCATTCTCCACCACATGGCTGGACTGAAAGATGAAAGTTCACCAGGTCTTCCAGCACTTCCACCACTTCCGCCACTAGATTCACCTTTATAAAGGTTTGTAATTTGTGCAGATGTTAAGCTCGTAGTATAAATAGATAACTCATCGACTAAGCCAGGGAAAAAGTGTGCGGCAACATTACTCCTATCTCTTGCCCCTACACGAATTCGATCGGCTGATATTTGGCTTCCACTACCGCCATAAGTATTAAATTGATTACCGACAAGAGAACCATCCAAATAAATATCGTAGCCAGC